CTGATAGCAAGCAATATAAAGCCTATATTGAGCGGGCCAACTTTGTAAACTTCACTGGCTCAACGGAAGAAGGCATGCTGGGGATGGTGTTTAGAAAGCCCATTCACGCAAAACTACCAAATACGGTCGAATATCTGATCAACAATACTGATGGCGGTGGTATGTCGTTAGACCAGAAAGCGCGTGAACTTATCGTTGACGAGCTAGAGACTGGTCGCGCCGGCTTGCTTGTTGACTTTCCAAGATCAAGAGCTGGATTAAGCAAGGCTCAAGCTCAAGCATTAAACCTGCAGGCCAGGATTGTGCTGTATAAAGCAGAAGATATTCTTGATTGGCGTGTCGGCACTGAAAACAATGAATCTATTCTTGAAATGGTTAAGCTGTGCGAGACTTATGAGGAAGTAAGTGATGATGGATTAACGTCAGAAACAAAAAAATGCACTCGCATAATCATGCTAAAAGACGGCAGGTGTGTTCATGACGTTTATGATGAAAGCGATAATCCAATCACAGAAGAATCAGGCGTAGAGATTAGACGGCACGATGGAAGTTATTGGGATAAAATACCCTTCGTTTTCTGTGGTGCTATGTTTAATGATGAAACGCCGGACAAAGCGCCTCTAACCGATTTTGTCGATTTAAATATCGCCCACTTTAGAAACAGTGCTGACTATGAAGAAAGCCTACACCTTGTTAGTCAGCCTATGGTTTGGATGTCTGGAATTACACAGCAACACTACGAGACTGTTTTAGGTGGCGAGCCGATCGTTATTGGATCAAGAAACATGCTTATGGTTCCTGAAGGCGGCTCTGCTGGCGTGATACAAATAGCGGCAAATGGCATGGCCATCGAGGCTATGAACAAAAAAGAAGAGCAAATGATTAAGATCGGCGCTCGACTTATTGAAGATAAAGGCGGAAACGAAACAGCAGAAGCCGCAAGGATTAGATTCGCAGGTCAAAACTCAAAGCTTGGCACATTGGTCGGCAATGTCCAGGACGCACTAATTCAGGCTATTCGCTTTGCTATGGACTTCATGGGCGGCGATGGAGAGATTGAGCTTGAAATTAATCGCGATTTCTATGATAAGTCAATTGATCCACAAACAATCACGGCAGCCATTATGCTTCAAGATCGTGGCACGATCGCCAAGTCTGATGTCAGGGGTTTACTGCGTGAAGGCGGCGTTATCAAGCATGACCGAACCGATGAGGATATTGATGGCGAAGCAGAAGCCTCTGTGATGGATACTCTATAGTGAGTTCGCGCCAGTTCTTAGTTGATGCAGCTACAAGACACAAAGTCTTTTTGCAGCGTTACGCTGGAGGCCAGTCAAAAAAGGCTAGGCAGCATTTAAAGAGATGGCGCTCTGAAATCTTAGCAAGATTAGCCGAAGAAGGCACAGAATTCAGGCGTGACAGGTTATCGTTATTGCTGGCAGATATAGATGCCCTAACTAGCTTGACGCTAGGTATGCTGGCAGAAGTCATCAATGAGTCATCATTAGAACTCGCGAGGTTAGAGGCCGATACAGCGGTGTCCACATTCAGCAAAGCGTCAGCGGCTGATTTTTCAGGTGTTTCAGACAATCAACTGTTTGCCGCCGTTAGGGGTATATCGATGCCGGTTGAGGGTGCGGGCGTGTCCGTTAGTGCTGTGCTTGCTAAATTCACCGATTCGAAAACAAAGCAAATAGCAGAAATCCTATCTGATTCGTTCGTTATGGGCGACACGATAGATCAAGCGTCTAAAAAAGTATCAGACATCATTGGCAGTCAAAACGCTAGGCAAGTTGACGCGATAGTAAGAACCATCACTAACAGCATCTCGATAGCGGCAAGAAGCGAGGTTTTAAAGGCTAATACTGATATTGCTAGTCAGTACCAGTGGTTATCAGCTTTAGATAGCAGAACAACGCTTATTTGCGCCTCTCGTGATGGTCAACGCTGGGATGTCGGACTTGGGCCGCTTCCACCCGCGCACTATAATTGCAGGTCTGACATCATCCCTATCGTAGAAGATAAATACAATTTAGGGTCAGAAATAACAGGCACGAGAGCATCAAAAGGTGCTGAAGGTGGCAAGCAGGTCGATGCTAAAACCACATACGGCGGCTGGCTTAAAAAACAGCCGGTCGAGTTTGTCGATGAAGTGTTAGGTAAAAAGCGTTCACAGCTGTTTAGGTCTGGCAAGTTAAAAATAGATCAGTTTGTAGATCCAACAGGCAAGACGTACACGCTTGATCAGTTAGAATCAATGCATGACATAGAGATAATTTAGCGGATGTTCCGCGATTTTAGTTAGTAACTAGGAGTGGTAAAAATGTTTTTAAAATATCAACAACCAATGGCAAGAAAATTTAGAGCAGAACAAGCAGAAGGTGGAGATGGCGAGTCAGTGAAGGCCGAAAAAGAAAAGAATGGTGATATTGAAGCCATCCATGCGCAGCTGGAACAGTTGTCACAAGAAAACGCACGCTTATCGGCTAAGATCAACGAAGCCAACAAGCACAAGCGAGAAGCAGAAAAGGCGGCAGAAGATGCGGCTAGAAAAAGGCAGGAAGATGAAGGCGACTACCAGCAGTTGTACAAGTCTTTGCAGGATGAGCGAAAACGCGACTTAGAAGAGCGTCATAGCTTAGAGCAGCAATTAACAGCGGTGAGAGTTTCAGAGGTTGCCAGCAAGATTGCTTTGCGATTAAATCCAATAGAAGCGGCGGCTGACGACTTAAACAGGAAAATAGCAAGCCGGTTGAAATTTACAGAAGATGGTGTTAAAGTGCTTGACAAAAGCGGTGAACTTACTGTATCAACGCTTGACCAACTAACAGAAGAATTACGCGGCAGTGCTGACGTAAGTTATATGTTGAAAGGTATACAATCCTCAGGAGGCGGTGCTTCAAGTGGATCAGGTAGCGGCGGTGCTGCTCAAACAATTACCCGCTCAGAATTTGAGCAACTTGATCCAGCCAAACGCATGGAGGTCTCAAAGGCTTCATCGGCTGGCAAAATTGAAATAACCGACTAAGGACAATATATAATGGCTGAAAATACTATCACAGGTTTAATTCCTGACATCTACGAAGCTTTGGACGTTACATCTCGCGAACTTACTGGCTTAATACCGGCAGTAACAATGAACGCAAGCTCTGAGCGTGCTGCCAAAGATCAATCTATTCGCGTGGCAATCGAGCCAACAGGCAATGTTTCTGATATCACGCCCGCAATGACCATCCCTGATCCGACAGGTCAAACAACCGGTTATACTGATATCGTTATCACGAAATCACGAGCGGCTGAATTTGGCTTTATTGGTGATCAACAAAAAGCATTAAACAGCGGTGTTGGCTATATGAATAGTCGAGCGGGCAAAATCGCTCAAGCTATTCGCAGCATTGTCAACGAAGTTGAGACTGATTTGGCGGGCTTACAATCAACATTTAGTCGCGCTTATGGTGCTGTTAACGTAACGCCTTTTGGTACTGCTAATGATTACAGTGACGCGTCGCAGGTCTTGAAGATTTTAAAAGACAATGGCGCGCCACAGTTTGATAATCACTTGGTTGTCAACACAGCAGCGGGTGCAAACTTCATCGGTAAGCAATCGGCAGTTAATTCGGCCGGTACTGATTCAATGCTACGCCAAGGTGTTTTGCTTGATTTAGCCGGTATGCCTTTGCGTGAATCAGCACAAATCAATTATCACACAAAAGGTACGGGAGCTAGCGCGACTACCAATACTGCGGGTTACGCAGTTGGTGCGACCACAATCACGCTAGCAAGTGCTGGTACAGGGACTATTCTAACCGGTGATGTTATCACTTTCTCAGGCGATTCAGAACAATATGTCGTTGTTTCTGGTGACGCGGATGTTTCGGGTGGTGGCACTATCACGATCGCTGAACCGGGCTTACGTCAAGCGATTGGCACGTCGGCAACAAACATCACTGTTATCGGCTCATCTTCACGCAACATGTGCTTCAATAGAAGCGCGTTAGTGTTGGCGGCTCGTGCTCCAGCAACACCGGAGGAAGGTGATTCAGCTTCTGATCGTATGATCATTGTTGATCCACGTTCAGGCTTACCGCTTGAGTTCGCGCTCTACAAAGGCTACAAGAAAGTGCGCTATGAAGTTAGCTTGGCTTGGGGTGTTAAAAACATCAAGCCAGCACATACTGCATTATTGCTCGGTCAGTAGTTTTACTTTTGCACCTCCTAACGGGGGTGCAATGTTGAGACATTTGACACAGAACAAAAGGGTTAAATATGAAAATACCAACAGTTAAGATAGATCGAGATGGCACGCCAGTCGTCATCAATAAAGACGACCTCAAGAAAGAAGATAAGTTATGGCAGGATGTGAAACCTAAACCGGTGGTCAAGAAGGTTGCGAGGGCATCAAAATGAAGGTCGAGTTCTTGACAAAATTCAAGCATGACGGTCAAACATATGAAGCCGGCGACACAAAGACCGTTGCTGGTGAGTTTGGTGGTTACGTTTGTGGTCTTGGCTGGGCTAGAGACCTGTCAGGGCAAGTGGAAACAGGTGAGGCAAACACAAGCGAAACCGTCACAGTTGAAGCGGATAATATCTCAGCAGGCACATCAGCGAGGCACAAATAATGGGAAAAGTAGCAACTAATGCAATTATTGACGGCGGCCTCGACAAGGTTGCGACTTGTACAACTCTCACGGTATGCGCTGGACAGCCTACAAGCTACGCTGATATAGCTGTGAGGGCTTTGGCAAGCGTGACTATTGATAGTGGCGATTTCACGAAATCAGACGGCGATACAAGCGGTAGAAAAGTAACGGTTGCCCAACAAACAGACATGGCTATTGATACGAGCGGTACAGCAGATCACGTGGCTATTGATGATGGCACTGACTACGTTATAACAACAGCAACAAGCCAGGCACTTACTGATACGGGCACTGTGACTGTGCCAGCTTTTGACTATGAAATTAGCGATCCGGCGTAAAATAAAAAATGGCCACGATACCCGTAAATTATGAGCAGCGCGGATCTGTATCATTAGCCAGTGGGTCGACAAGCACTAACGTTACGATCTTTGCTGATGCTGATCACTCTATCTTGTTTACCTCTGTTAGTGGTGGTAACAACCAGATAGGCCAAAGCAAAGTTATGTTTGATTGGTCTAATCCAACCAGCATGGCAATCAGAAAAAAGACAACCGGCGCGGCTGTTACAGCAAATTACGCTATTATCGAGTTTGATAGCACGGCTAATGCGCAGCACTTCACAAGGTCAGGCGTTACAAATGGAGACACACAGGCAATAACGCGAGTAGATCTGTCTAGGTCTATTATCATTTCTACGGGCAGTCAAAACACAGGGGGTTCGTATAGCTCGGATGATGAGGCCAAGCTCTCATTTGTAGAGGACGGGGTTACAGGCGAGTCGGTATCGGTGCTGATTAACATCACAGCCACCGCAGCCAATAAAGACATTGCATTTTCTATTATAGAGTTTCCAGCTAATGCCATTGCTAGTATCCAGACACTAGACTTCTCTAGCAGCGCTGCAAGTGTAGACCAAACTATTACATCTGTAGACAAATCAAAAACACTTCTATTTGCTACCAGTACAGTTTCAGACAGCTTGCAAAGCCGGTACATCTATAACACCGAGCTAACCAGTAACACTAATGTGAATTTCTCAATGAATACGGGCGGCGTTATAACCCACGACATTCACATGTTTGTGGTTGAGTTTGCCGACTATAGTGTTATCCATGACAAAGCCGCCGTGGCTGGATTAACGCAGACAGACACATTCCCTAGCACGCCAAGCAATCCTGTTGCCCTAATCAACAATGTCGTTGAGACATCATGGACGGGTTCAGCAGATGCGGACGACGACTCAGCAGACGCGCAATTCTCTGTGGCGTTTAGTGGTGACACGGCAACATTTACGCGGGCCGCAAGCACGGTAACTAGTAATCTCTCCTGGTCAATGATTGATTGGGGTCAGTTGGCGGCTGGCAACACGATGAGCGTTAATGGGTTGCTACTTAGCTCGACATTGGATAACACTGCTTTAAGTCAGTCCGCGCCTATTGTAGTTAATGATGCACTATCAAGCACGGCTATTGACAATACTGCGTTAATTCAATCCTCGGTAATCTCTGCCGGTGGATTAGATTTATCAGCAGCGCTTGATCCTGTCACATTGTCAGGATCTTCAACTATCAGCGTTAATGGCATGCTATTATCGACATCACTGGAATCTACGCAATTATCACAAGCCTCTCTTCTGGCTATTCAGGATCTATTATCATCTTCATCGTTAGGCAACATCACGCTAGATAGCGGGGCAATTCTATCTGTTGCGGGTGTTAACTTAACATCAACGCTAGATGTCAGCTCATTCACGCAAGCGCATGTATTGTCTATAAGTGAGTTATCTAGTAACATATTGCTAGACAATATCACTCTAGTTACTGAGTTATTGAGCGATATAAATTCTAGGACAATTGTTGTTATTGCTGACGCTAGAAACGCGGTCATTGTTGAGGATGATCGGAACACGATCACTATCGAAGATAGCCGACTACTTATATTATTGGATTAGAGATGACAGTTATCACACGAAAGCGCGGCGATACATACGCTGATGAAATTATAGTCAAGAGCGACATTACAGGCGCGGCTATTGACATCACAGGCTATACGTTTTTACTCACTTTAAATCCAGAAAAAAACCCAACAAGCAGCGACGATCAAATTTATCAATTGACAGGTGTAATTGTTGAGGCCTCTGATGGGATAGTCGGCTTCTCCCCCACTGCATTACAAGCGGATTTGGTTGGAAGTTTCTATTACGACATCCAGTTGACAGACCCGCTTGGCAAGATAAGAACGATCGAAAAAGACAAATATAAATACGTTCAGGACATTACGAAATGAGCCTAACAATTGAAACCGGCGCAAAAGTAACAGGGGCGGATTCTTACGCATCTGTATCGGAGTTTAACACCTACGTTGATCAGACAGGAATAACGCTGTCAGGGGACGAGGAGGAGCTGTTACGGCAAGCTATGGCGTATATTGAAGGTCTAGCCTTTAAAGGTTACAAGCTAACAAAAGCACAGCCACTACAATGGCCTCGCGGAAACGTGATACTAGATGGTTATTATGTCGATGCGACAGAAATACCTACTTTGCTAAAAGAAGCCCAAATGGAGGTTGCGATCGCTGTTGATCAAGGCAACAACCCATTGGCCGCAATTGACAGGTTAACTAAGCGCGAAAAAGTGGGCGAAATCGAAGTCGAATATATGGACGGCGCATCTTCTGCTACAAGACTTTTAGCTGTTCAGAATAAACTAAAGAAATTAACCCTCAGTAACTCAGGCATAACAGTGCCGGTGACGAGATGACATTTTACAGCAATCTACGCGACAAGACAGCGTTACCATTGCTCAAAAAGTACGGGCAACAAGTCACGGTTACTCGTCGAATATATGGCGATGTTAATCCAGGCACCGGTGCTAGAGCTGTCACATCGACAACAACTTTTACGGCTTACTGCGCTGTGTTTAATTATGATAAAAGCTACGTAGACAACACAAACGTATTGGCAAGCGATAAGCGTGCAATAATCGACGGTAAAGCAATGCCATTAATTAACGACACTGTGACGACTGATGACGGTGATTTTACTGTTCTCAATGTCAATAAGACAGGGCCAAGCGGGGAGGCGGTCATATATGAGCTTCACCTTAGATATTAGAAAGTTCGCAGATAATGCGACCGGCGACATTGAAAAAGTGATCAGAGGTACGTCTTTAGCTATGTTCTCAAGCGTTATTCTTAGAACGCCAGTTGATACCGGTAGGCTTCGAGGGAATTGGCAGACATCTCTCAATAAGCCGACAGATGGAACGCTTGCCGATACTGATGCTGGGGGGCTTTCGTCAATAAGCAAGGCTAAGGCAGCGCTGATAAGCATGAAAGCGGGTGACACTGCACATATGACCAACAACTTGCCTTACGCGCTAAAGATCGAGGAAGGTGGTTCAGATCAAGCGCCTGCTGGCATGGTCAGAATAACCGTTCAAGAGTTTCAAAAAGAAGTAAACAAGCAAGTTAGGAAGTATAAATGAGCGCATTTACTGACATATCCGGTGCATTAGATACGCGTATGAGCGGCTATTCAACTGCTAACAGCATTGATGTTGCTTGGGAAAACTCTAACTTTATACCGACTAGCGGTGAGTCATTCATACGAGCGACCTATCTGCCAGCAAATACAGAGCCTACAGGTTACGATCTAGCCTCTGATTGGCATACAGGCATTTATCAGCTTGACATCTTCACACCGCTTAATGCCGGCAAAGGGGAGGCTAATACTCATGCTGATGCTTTGGGTGCTTACTTTAAGCGGGGAACTCTGCTTTCTTATGGCGATATAGTCGTGAGAATAACGAGCGTGTCAATTAGTCAAGGCTCTAAAGATGGCCCTTATTTTGCTAAAAAGGTTTTTATAGGTTGCTCGGCATTTAGCTCGGCAGAATAGATCGTCAATAATGACGGGACGTTTGACTTAATGGTTAATTTTTGTTTACATACTCATTAAATTGAGTTATTTTTGGAGTAATATAATATGGCTTTTAGTGGTGGTATAACAGTAAAACGCGGAGACGGTGCTGATCCAGAGGTTTTTACAACCGTTCCGGAGTGTATTGTCGTCCCCGTGATCGGCGCGTCAAAAAGTGAAATCGACGTGTCAAGTTGTGATTCTGTGACGAACAAAGACTATATTGCTGAGTATCTTGGTGATGGTGAAAGCGTTACGGCTGAGTTTAACTACATCATCGGTAATGCGCAACAAACTGGATTGATCACAGATTACAATAACAGTGTAAATCGCAATTATGAAATCACGGTGACAGACGGCACTGACACTTTAACAACCGTTGTGACGTTAACACCGTTAGGCTGGGCGCGCACACCTTCATTCACTGAGCAGCACAAGCTAGCGATGAACTACAAAATCTCTGGTGCAATTACTGATACGGTGTCTTAATGAGTAACAGTAAAGATGCGTTTTTTGCAGCAGCAAGTATTAAGCGAGACACTGTTACAGTGGATGGCTTTGGCGAGCTAGAGCTTCACGGCGTTAGGCTGTGCGACTATCTCGACATTACTAGCAAACTCAAGGGCGAAAAGCAAGAAGCATATATTACCGGCATTATTTTAGGTTGCGATCTATTTGATGATGACGACGCTGGAAAGCTTAGAGACGTAGAGCCTAGCATTTTGCTTAAACTGTTCAACAGAGTCATGCAATTGTCAGGGATGGCAAAAGATGATGCAAAAAAGCCTTAGCGGAAAACCCAGAGCGGCGGTTTTTATTTAAACTGTCGCTCGCTTTGGGCGTTCCCGTTTATGAACTTGAGAATATGCCCGCGTCTTATTTTGCGGAATACATGGAATATTACTCGCTATCGCCTTTTGGTGAAGAGCGGGACAATCTTCATGCCGGCATGATTGCTGCCGTTATAGCCAACAGCAACAGAGGCAAAAGGTCAAAAGCACTGTCTATATCTGACTTTATGTTCAAAAGCGATTATGATAGAGAGCGTGAGCAGGTTGCAAGCATGATGACATTTATGAAAGGCATCACTAAAAATGGCTGATGATATAGCGCGACTACAGATACAGGTTGACACCTCGGAGGTCAAGAAGGGTGAAAAAGCGCTTGAAAGATTAGCGGATGAAGCTTCAAGGGCTGATAAAGAAGCTAAACAGCTAGCCAAATCCTCAAAAATAGCAGGCAAAGCAATAGGCGCTGGCATTGGTGTCGCTGTTGGTTTGGTTGCTCGCGATATATTAAACGTCAATCAAGAATTTGAGTCATTAAGGGCTTCGCTGGTTACTGTGACGGGCGACATCGACAAGGCGGGCGTAGCCTTTGATGGCCTACAAGATTTTGCAGCTAAAACACCTTTTGCCGTTGGCGAGATAACGCAGGCATTTATTAAGTTAGGGTCGCTAGGCCTTGCCCCAACCGAAAGAGCATTAACCAGTTACGGCAATACAGCGGGCGCACTAAGTAAAAGCCTAAGCCAGATAGCAGAGGCGGTAGCTGATGCGACAGTGGGCGAGTTTGAACGGCTAAAAGAGTTCGGTATTAAAGCAAAATCAGAAGGTGAGAATGTCGCCTTTACGTTTGCGGGTGTTACAACTACTGTCAGAAAGAATGCAGACGAAATTCAAGAGTATTTGATCCGTTTAGGTGAAACCGAGTTTGCAGGCGGTATGGATAGGCAGGCCGCGACACTATCCGGCGCTTTCTCAAATCTGGGAGACTCATGGGATAAATTGCTAGACACCTTGCTTGATGAATCGGCAAGCGCAAAGCTTGCGGGCTGGGTACGGACAGTTGGTGATGCCTTTGATAGTTTGACCGACCTTATTGATGGTGACACGCCGCTAGAGACGCTTTCTGATGAATTTGATAAAGCACAAGAAAGGTTAACGTACTTATTAGAGCAGCGGGAGCTACCAAGGGCATTTAGAGATTACTTCGACTCAATCGAAGACGTTGACATCAAGATTGATGCGCAGCAAAAAGTAGTTGGCGATCTAGCTGTAAAACACAGAGCATTAGCGCTAGAAGTATACAAAGGGTCAAAGGCCTTTGATGAGCTAACAGAGGGCATGTCTAAAACGGCAGATGCCGCACCTGAAATCAGCAAAGAACTTAAAAAAGCACTAGCAGACGTACAAAAAGAAGC